GCTTGAAACGACCAGCCTTCTACAAAGCCTTGAAACGTGCCGCTGCTCATGTTGAGAGGTAGGTTGTTTAGTGCTATTGCCTCACCCATAAATACGCCAATGAGGTTGTCGCGATCTGAATTGTCAATCTCAGGATTAGTCAAGTCAAAAGTAATTGAGCTAAAAATAGGCTCAGGATTAGCGCGCAATGACAAATAAAATGCAGCTTGCGAGGTGGCGTCTGCACCGTCATGCAAGGTAGTTGTAATGATCTGTGCAAGGTTGCCGTATGTGGCAATTGAAGCCGAGTCACTAGCTGAGACGTCATTTGTTGAGTTTGCGCCATACTTAATTGTTATGGCATTTCGGACGTCGCCGACGCGTGTTTCAATGCGCAAACCTGCTGCCCTTGCATGGTTGGCATCAAGATCAACGTAGCCGTTAGCCGCTAGATAGGTGGTGCGGTGTGTGCTGTCGGCATAGCCAATTCGTCCTTGTGCGTCCTCGTAAATGTAGCCGAGACCAGATGTTGCCAATGCCGATACAAGGCTATAAGCGTCAATTGGATCAGATGCACCACCACGAGCTGCTAGGTCATAATTGCCTGGTCGGTCAATTTCACCAATGCCAGTGTTACCAGATTGTGCCCATGTAACGCCTGCGGTGTAGGTCGCCCAAGTTAACGCACCAGGTACTTGCGCCCAAGTCTGGAACAAAACTTGTGATAGCACTTCAAAAATTTGATCGCCGTCAAAATCACGTGGCAAGGCATCTGTATAAATAAATTTTGGCAAACGAGACAATGCACCAAGTGCTGTGATGCTGTAAGTCTGAGTGAACATGGTACTACCTACGTCGCGCACTTCTAAACCAATGTCAACAACGTTGCCACCAAAAATAGGCACAAAGGTGTTAGTTGAGTCCTTAATTGACACGCTGATTGTGCTGTTAATTTTTACAGGCACAATAGCTTGATTTACGTCTAAAAGTTCTAAATTGACATAACCTGCCTGCGCTTGCTCATAAATGTTTGTGCGACCACTGCGAATTGTCAGGTTAGCCAAAACAGCGTTTGTGTAAGCAACGCCGTCAATTTCAACAAGCCAGACTGGCGACCACTGTGTCATGCGATTTGCAGGTTAGATGCGCCGCCTGTGCCGCGATAGAAGCTGTTATTTAATGTTTCAACAATTGTGCGTGCTGTGCCTTCACGATCAAATGCACCTGTCACGGTCAGGTTGATTGTTGTGCCTCGGTCACGTTCCTCAGCCATTCTAAATGACCCAGCGTTGAATGAGCCTGCAACAACGTTTGTGGCTGCTGCTGCACTAGCTGCAACACTAGCTGCTGCCGCAACACCGCCTCCACCGCCATTACCTGTTGTGCCTGTTGCACTTGGTGTTGCAATTGTTGGTATTGACGGCACGCTTGTTGTAATTGTTGGCGTTTTAATTGTTGGCACACTGACCGTTGGTGTGGAAATCTTGCTCACGTTTGGCAAAAATGGAATGGCGTTGTACGCAGAAATTAAAGCGTTGATACCTGCAACCGCACCTGAGATCAAGCCGTTAAGTACCTTGACCACGCCTGCAATAACGTCAATAACACCGCCAGCGATCTTGCCTGCCACCTGTAAAGCACCGCCTAATACTGTGCCGATAACTGGTGCAACATAGGTTGCAATAAGTAAGCCAAATTCTCTAAAAGTATCTGCATTATCACCAATTGCATCTTTGACATACCCAAACGCTTTAATCATACCGTTAACAATTGGCGTAAAAGTATTAACAATAACGTTGCCTAATGTTGTAATGACTCCGCCAAGACCATTACCGTTGAGGCTAAATGCACCGCTAAATGCGTTGATGATTGGCAAAGCATTGTTGTTAATAAAACCCATAAGCTTTTCAAGAATTGGCAGCAACGCAAAACCAATTGTTTCTTTGGCTTCACTAAAAGCAACCTGCATGCGAGCAATGCGACCTGCGTAGGTGTCAGCATTTTTTGCAGCTGCACCGCCAAACAATTCGGTCAGCTTGTCCTGCACCTGGGTAAATGACATAGTTTTTAATTCGGCAGCCGATAAGCCAACGCCTAGCTTGCCAAGTGCTGCGGTGTTACCGTCAAAGCCTTTGCTTAATGCGGCTGCGACGGTTTCTAAAGGCTTGCCTGTTGCCGCGCTTATGTCTAAGGCTTGGGCAAGTAATTGCTGTGCCTTTTCTGTGTCGCCTGTTGATCTAACCAAACGACCTAATGCTGGTCGCAGCTGATCGTCTGCCACACCAGTTGCCAATGACATTTGCAAGATTGACTGCTCGGTTGCCGCAATTTGTGCCTTTGTCGCCCCTGTGGCGTTCTCTAAGGCAAGTGCAAGCTGTGTCTGTGCTTTCTCGTCCTCAATTGCTGCTTTGACGCCCTCAACGCCAATTTTGATTGCATAAGCACCAGCGGCAGCTGCGGCAGCTGCAAAAGCTGCGCCAACCATTTTGCCCACTTTGCCCATTTTGTCGCCAAAGGTGTCAACATCTTTACTAGCTGCTTTGAGCGATTTATTGAGATTGTCAACGTCGCCAAGAATTGAAAGCTTAAGGGTACGACTGCCAGCCATTAGTTGTACCTCTTAACTATTTTTTCGAATGATTGTTCCCATTGTTTGATGATCTCAGGTTGTACAGCTCGCAAGGTTGGATAGATGAACCAACCGCGCGACCCTCTACCTTCACGACCTGACCAGACTGGAAACTGTTTGTATTTGTTGGAACCAAATTCAACGCCGCCCCAAACCTGTTGGGTACTTGCGCCGCCACTTAATTTTTGTGAAGCATAACCAAAACTAATCTCACCAATTTTTGACGATTTAGACACCTTTGAACCGTCAGCAACACGGTTGTCAATCAGGTTGCGCGTTTTGGTGCTAGCTGCTGCTTTGATCTTGCCTTGCACGTAAGTAGCAAGGGCAGACGTGGCTTCTTTAGCTTGGTCTAAGGCTTCGTCGTCCATTGCCTTGAATGACCGCGTAATGGCGCGCAGCTCAGCCTTGTCATAGCTGATTGCGTCCTTAGCCATTTGCCTGCCTTTCCAAAATTTCGATCACGGTTAAAATGTCCTCGGCTGTTTCAAAAACGTTTGGTGGTAACCCTGTTGCCAAGGCTACCTCCCAAACTATTCTGCTAAGGCTTCCGACTGGGTGGCTTTTGGGTTTGCCTCACCTACGATCACCTCGGCAATAGTTTCTGTCCAGGCTTCGATTGGCTTAACAGGCTTACCAGCTTGCTCACGCTTCATAGCGTGATAGGCAAGAAATACAAGATCGGAAATACCGATCTTTTCCTGTGCCTGTGCAATTGTGTGACCTGTCTGCTTTTCCCATTTGACCCACTCAGGCGGTGCAGCTGTGTAAGTGATCTGCGTGCCGTCGTTGTATTCAATTGTGATTGGTAGCTTCATTTTGTCTCCCGATTAGTAGTTTTTAACTGAATGTCTCGGTTGGTGTACCGACAACAATAAATGATAGGTCAACGGTCTGTGCATCTGGTGCTGCACCGCCGACGCTTGGAAATACTGGCATTACGTTGAACGCATAAACCGCACCTGTTGCAGCTGTAAGTGATACCGCCAAAACCGTGTTTGGTGCTGTCTCGCAAGCTGTCCACAATGCTTCACAAAGTGAGCCTGTTGCGCCCCAGTCTGCAAGCATTGTAATGTCAAATGTCCACTGATCGTCAATGTGCTTGTAAGCCTTGCCGTCTAGTGTTTGGTAGGTCTCTACGGTTGGACTGTTTGCAAGTACCGCGCTGGTCGCTTGTCCGTCGTAGTTAACTGTTGCAATGGTCACGACTAAATCGCGACCAGTGATGATTGTCGTTGGCATTTTGTCTCCTAGTTAGTTTGTGTGTAATAAGTCGAAACGTTTATGTCAGCAACCAGCATTGGCGATTGTCCTACTTCCAACACGGTCGGCTTTTCAATAACGCCAACGACGTATCCTGCTGGCATTGCAGCAAGAATTCCTATGATGAGCTTTTCTAAATTGTCTAGTGAGCCTGCATTGCTGTTGCTCGCGACAATTGCTGTGATTGAAAAATTAAGTTTGACCTGTGTTTTTGACTTGCCGATCAACACTACTTCCATGTAAGGCGAGTCTGGCACGACCACAATTGCTGGTGGTATTGGTGACTCTGGCACGCTTGGATAAACGTTGGCAGATAGCGCACTAAAGGCTGTGGCTAAAGCTGATCTTGTTTCGGCAATTGAGTTTGCTGGCATTTATTGACAAACCGTTTCGGCGTCAAGGTAAGGCATAAGTAATGTGCTTACTCTGTTTGTGAGACTTCTACCCATTCTGTATGGTGAGCTGGTAAAATCAACGCCCTCAATTTGGCCACCAGCTGCAACACGTGATTGAAACACTTCAACGCTAACAGCCAGGATTGCTGACTCAATAGCTGGTGTGCTGGCATAAAGCTGCGCAGCTGAGTAACCTGACAATGTTGCTTTGCCATTTGGCACAATTGGGCGAGCTGAAATGTCAGCATTTGTAAGTGCCGCCGTAAAGTAATACGGCGCGCTGTCAACAACTGTAAATGTTGCGCTAAATGGTGCAGGTAATCCTGTGACAATGATTGACTGACCTGTCACAAA